ATAAAGGTAAAAAGTCGTCATTCAAGAATCCGACAGCCGCAAGGTTTCTAGACAAGGAACAGTGGCTAAAGACTGTCAGAACCTTCAACGGTTCAGACTTAATGGATTTAAATCAAAAGCACTTTATGGGCTCCAATCTAATTGGGGCAAAAGTCCACGCAATAGCAGATATGAGATCAAATGGAGGTGTGCCAATATACGTAGAGAGTTCAACGTACAATAAACTAAAGAATTTAATATTGCCATACAAAGACCTGTTCTAGGCGTTACCTCTCTCACATCCCTTTGGGGTTGTGGGAGAGGGCGTCATGAACTTTTTTTTTTTTCAGAGGAATAACCTTGCAACTTCGTGACCTGATTGAAGCAATACTTATAATCTTATTGATTATCTGTGTTACAAGATTCAGATTAGATGCTGCAATGTTACTCGTTGGTATCCTATACTTATTGCGAAAAGGTTCCAAATCATCCCAAACCTAGACGCTTAGGAGAGACATGCGCAACAAAATTTTGAATAGTCTTGAAACCCGAGTTGGTTCTGAAATTTCAATCAGAATGCCTCTAAAATACTTGAAGGCGTTGTCCCTTGAAAAACACATCAACGATATCATAGGCGTCGTGTACCTTTACACTAGACCTAAAAAGGGAGTAAAGTCGGGAGCACAATTCACGTTCCTTACAGAAATTGTGTGTGCTATTGGTAAAAAGCTTATGTCCAAAGAGCAACTCAAAAAAGATTCATCGTTGGCTGCTAAAACAGGCGCATTTATTCTTTACTCTTTTGAGGAACTTAATTTGCTGAAAGTAGTGAAAAGCAAAGGTTCAAATGGACACCAAGCCTATATTGTAGAAGTAGTGGACGATGCAGCTCTCATCAAACTATGGAACGAACTTCCACCGGCTACTTTAGAAAAGCTACCATCACTTCTACCTTATGACGCATGGACAAGCTTTCGCCATTCAACCGGTGCATTGCTTATCAAAACAAACCACAAAATTAGATCTACAGTAACTCCGCTAACACATCCATTGATATATGAGGCTATTAATAAATCTCAATCAGTTGGTTGGAACATCAACAAAGCTGTCCACGAGTTACAGCTGTGGTCTTTCAGAAACAAGGCAGACGCATTTAATGATGTCTGGAAGGCGCACAGCCCTGAAGCAAGATCTACAAAGATCAGGGAGACAAAGTCAATCAGCAGCATTGCTGAACGATTCTTAGATGACACTTTCTACCATTTACAATACATGGATTTCAGAGGAAGGAAGTATGTGGCAACCGCTTATCTCAACGAGCAGGGCTCCGATCTGGCTAAAGGTCTTTTGATACGAAACGACAGAAAAGCGATTAAAGAGAGCGGCTTCTTTTGGCTATGTGTCAGCATTGCTTCTAACTGGGGCGGGGACGCCGGGAGAGAAGACGAGTTAAAAACAGACAAGATACCTCTGAAAGATCGCTACATGTGGGTTCTTGACAATGAAGAGATTATAGTTGCGTACGCAGAAAATCCTAAGTTGAACCAAGGGTGGATGAAGGCAGATAAGCCCTGGCAGTTTATTGCTGCATGCTTTGAGATGTTGAAATTGAGACAGCATCAAATGGGTGATTTCGAGGACTTCTCTTATGAATCAGGATTAGAAGCATATCTTGACGGTTTGTAATGGGGCCGTCGTTAAACTGTGTGAATTCGGTGAACACCCCACGTGGGCAATACCGAGCCAAAGCTACGCAAATAGCGTTTCTAGGTGTAACGACTATCCCGAAAGGGAGTACACTCAAGTGAGTGGAAGCGCACAGCAGCTGTAAAAGGCTGAAGATATAGTCTAATCTACATGGTAACATGTAGCAGCTTGGCGGCTAAACATAAGGAATAGAAATGATTTGGAAATTAATTGAAGGCAAGTATGAAGTATCGAATACAGGGCTTATTAGGAACAGCGAAACGCTTCAAATAATTAGGCCAAGAATAGATAAATACGGCTATCTCATAATAACCTTGTGGACAAATAACATAGCTGCTACTAGGAAAGTGCACAGACTTGTGGCACTGGCATTTTTGGCAAATCCCAATCAGCTCGCTACTGTTAATCACAAGGATGGGGAAAAGACAAATAACCACAATACTAACTTAGAGTGGATGAGCGCAGGTGACAATATGCGTCACGGTTTCCAAACAGGCCTCCACTCTGTAGGAGAAGGCAGAAAAGCAGGTAGAAAAGTAAAATTATGTGATGCAGATATACCGGTGATCCGCGCAATGATTAAAGAGGGGATGGAGAATACTGCCATTGGAAAAGAATTCGGAGTGTCTTGCGGATGCATTTACTCTATAAAAATGCAAAAATCCTGGACACACATTTAATAGACTTGCCGCCAAGCGGTCTAGAATTAACGACTCTAGGCGAATATTTTAATGTCCAACAACGGAAGTCAACATCTATCGGCTTTGATGCTAGATGAGGAGACGGCACCACATGTGAACTTAGTGCCCTCAGATCTTCCGGGCGACCTTTATATGTTTGTCGCATACCACATGTGGGCTGAACTTGAGAAAGAAGTCAGTGAAATGACTTCAAGGACTAAGAAGAGTCTGGACAAATGCATTGATACCCTCATCGAAATGAAGAAGCAGATCAATGCAACAGAAGCTAAGAGCGAGCAACGCCAAAAGCTTATTGAGATCTATAAGAATTACAAGCTGAAAAACAAGGAGATCATTAAAAGGGCTGCTCCGGTCTTCTGGTTGAGAGTCAACGAAGATAAGCAAAAAAGAAAGATATGCAAGAGAGGTGTAATGACTCTCCCGTACGGCTCTAAGCCTTATGGTCTGGGAGAGCAAGTAATAAATGACTCTCGCAAACACGGCATTGAGTTATTAACTTACATGGAACACACTTGGGGTGCTTATTTCGGAAGAGATCTTTTCAGAGTTTGTATGGATTGTCTTAAAAAGCCGATGCGTCTACTCTCAACATTTGAGCAAGCGGGCAAAGCAGCGGAACAACGCGGTGAGTTCCTGTCCTGGACTGTTCCAATAACCAACTTTCCTGTAGTGCAGCATTACATTGAAGGCGAAGTTAAGAAGACTTGGGTGCAATACGGAGCGCCTAAAGGCAAGAGATTGAACACAGGGTACTACGAGAATACGTACCAACTGATGATCTCTTATCTGGAGCAGCCAAAGCCCTCTAAAAATAAGCAATCTCAAGGTGCCGCACCGAACATAATTCACAGCCTTGATGCGGGCCATCTCATACTGACAGTCTGCAGAGCGCCATTCCCGGTGACAACAGTCCATGATTCCTACGGAGCACTGCTAGGTGACATGAATGACCTGTTCAGGATTGTCAGAGAGACTTTTGTTGAGCTGTATCTTAAAGACCCACTGACATCGATTTTCAATGACATAGGAGCAGACATCACAACAATAGAGAAAGGTAAATTAGACTTGACACTGGTTCTTGACTCGGAGTACGCATTCGCATGATAATCTGCAGAACACTTGAAGACATTGAAGCAATTGAAGATCCTATGCTCAACAGACTTGCTCTTAATAACTATCAACTAAGTATTGAAGAGTGGGTGGGACAGGGTAACAAGATGTCAGAGATCGGCATAATTGTTATTTTAGAAACAGCTGAAGACTTTAGCAAGGAGGAAGCTTATCTAACAAGTGATAAAGGTTTTTTATTGCATCTGACAATGGTTGCACATGATGAAGCCTTTGTAAATTGGGAGTATTTAGAAGAGTACGAGAATGCATGGGAAATCTTGCACCTTGTAAACGATGAGTTCGGTGTTGTTTATTTGTTCAGAAATGACATAGATATCCCTCAGAGAGTACGAGCTGCGCTGTCTGTTTTTAACCAATCAACCCGTTAGATTAACCCTGAAAGGGTTTCAACCAAACACATAGGAATTTTCTAAAATGATGTTATACGATTGCGAATTATGGTATATTAGGCTTGACCCTGCAAACCCAAACACCAAGTTTAGCAAAGTGCGCCCTTCTTGGGAAATTCAAATCAGAACAACTAAGAAAGAGCAAATGAAAGAGTGGCAAGCTGCCGGTCTGAAGGTAACACCTCAAACAGACGACCACGATAATCTCTTCTATTTTGTGAACTTGAAGCGCAGAGCAGTCAAAGCAGACATGACGCCTGTGGTATGCCCAGAGCTGATTGACGGAGACCTGAAAAGCATTGATCCGCGTACTGTCGGAAACGGCTCTGAAGGCCACGTCCGAATTTTCCAATACAACCAGGAAGCAATGGCAGCAAGCGGCGACAAGCCTGCAATGCCAGCTAAGCTTGTCAGCATACTGATGGGCGTTCAAGTGACAGTGCACAGAGTATATGTCCCCAAGCCGTCTGAAGACCGTGAAGAATTCGCTGTAACCAAGACAAAAGTACTGGGTGAGCTCCCCAAGTATGAGAGTGAAGATGACGCCGACAGAGCTCCTTCTGAGTCTTTCAAGAAAACAGCGCCACCGGAAGGTTCAGACAAGGCTCGTGAATCCGTTAAATTCTGAGACTGATATATGAAATACGTAATAGACGTAATAGACTACAAACGTGATTATCGAGTCGCAACCACAACAGATCCGCTTCTGCTTAATGTTCTAAGTGACTTGAAGCTGGCCGAAGTCAGTGAACTCTTCATAGGTCACAATCTTTCAGTATCGGTCAATGGTCGTCAAGACATTACCTTAAGCAATTTTGAAGACTATGAAGGTTGGATTATTGGTCTTGAAAGAGCAACTGCTTGGCAATCTGGTATAGAAGAAAAAATGACAGGTAAAGACCTTGCAGAGCCATTAATCGAAACAGCTCATATTGGAGTATCCTCAGCAGTTGACCCGAGCCACTATCGCGGTATGCTGGCGGGACTCCCTGACTACGGCTGGATTGACATTGAGAGTCGAAAAGCCAAGTACAAAGACCCCACAGTGTTTCTTGGCGCGGTGGATTTGCAAGAAAGTAAATACATGGAACGTCTGGGCCAAAAAGACGAGCCGCTTCAAGAGCGCAAAAAGAGCTTGTTCTACAAAATGTACGCAATACTGTACATGGAGAATGGCTGTCTGCCGATAAAGGCTGACGAAGTTCACAAGTGGATTGCGGCAATGCCTGCCATGCCACACAAGACTATGTAAAGGAGAGAGGGCTGTAGTGGCCCTCTTTAACTTATGTCAAGATACGTATTCGACATTGAAACTGACAATTTGCTTGACAAGTTGACCTGCATGTGGCTTATTTGTTTCAGAGATATAGAAACAGATGAGCGCTTCTATTGTACTCAAGAGGATATGCGTTGGAAAAAAGTGCTGCAAGAAGCCGAGCTTGTTGTAGGCCATAACATTATTAATTTTGATTTAAAAGCGCTTAAAAAGATTTATGGCTTCACTTTGAGCCCAGACACTCGAATTCATGATACTCTTATTATGAGTCAGGTTCAGGACTACAAGCGATTTGGAGAAAAGGGCCACGGCTTAAAAGTTTGGGGCGAGTACCTGGACTACCCTAAAATAGAGTTTGATGACTACTCTGCTTATACTCCCGAAATGCTCACTTACGGTCAACAAGACGTTGATCTCAACACTGAAGTTTACAGAGTTCTGTTAACTGAATTTGAGGCGCTTGCTGAGCGTAATGAGAGCATAATACCTTATATGCGAGCTGAACACGCAGTCGGCCAATGGTGCGCGGACGCAGCAGAGTATGGCTGGCCTTTTGACAAAGAGGGCGCAATTGAGCTTCTCACAACTCTCAAGGCTTTGTTAGACTCCACCACAGAAACACTTGAAGCAAAACTTGGTATCAAGACTGTGGCGACTGACATGGTCAAAGGTGTCTGTGAAGTCAAAAAGCCTAAATGGAAAAAGGATGGCGATTACAATCATCACACATGCGCATGGTTTGGCATTGAGCCCGAGGAGGGACAAGAGGATGGTACAAGAGAGATTAACGGAGAGTACTGCAGAGTTGAGTTTAAAAAACTAAAGTTAAGCTCTCCTGCAGATGTTAAAGTGTTTCTCTACCGCAACGGCTGGATTCCTGATCAATGGAACACTAAAGTCAATCCCGTGACTTTTGAGAAGACAAGAACTTCACCGAAAATAACAGACAGCTCCCTTGAGTTTCTTGGGAGTGACGGCAAGCTCTACATAGAGTATCTTACAGTACAGTCCCGCTACGGCATCACAAAAACTTGGGTAGAGAACGTTGGTGAAGACGGTTGTCTGAGGGGTGATTGCTTCCCAATAGGCACGCCGAGTATGCGGGCCAGACACAAGATTATTGTGAACGTACCAAGCGCAGACTCCGACTACGGCCCCGAAATGCGCCGCCTGTTCCGATCCAAGCCGGGCTGGAAACTTGTCGGGTGCGACTCCTCCGGCAACCAGGCGCGTGGTCTCGCACACTACCTGAACAACGATGAGTTCACCAGAATCCTGCTGCATGACGATATCCATACTTATAACGCGCAAAAGTTGACAGAAGTTTTGCGTGAGATGGGAATGGATCACGTTGTAGAGAGAAGCGTTGCAAAGAGGATTTTGTATGCTTTCTTGTTCGGAGCTTCTGGTGGGAAGCTCTGGGGCTATATCTTTGGACAGCCCAATGAAAAACGTGGCGCAACTCTGAAGAAAGGCTTTACAAAGGCAGTTCCAGGGTTCAAGGATCTCTTAGATAAACTGGATCGTGTATTCAATCAAACCAAGAGAGAGAACAAAGGCTATGGTTTTATTCCGTCTATTGCCGGCACTCGCATATATGTTGACTCTAAGCATAAACTGCTTGTTTACCTGCTGCAGTCACTTGAGAAGATTACTTGCGCGGGTGCATGCCTGCTGCTGACCCAATGGCTAAAGGAAGAAAACATTCCTTACAGCCCTTGTATATTTATGCACGATGAATTACAATTTATAGTCCCTGAAGAGCACGCTGAAAGAGCTGCAGAGCTGGGCGTAAAGGCGTTTCAAGAAGGCCCTAAGCTGTTTGGAGTTACAATTATGAATGGCGATAGTAAAATAGGAAAAGACTGGTATGACACCCACTAATACAAGGCAAGATCTGTGGCATTCCCTGATGAAAATTAATTGCAAACAATCCAAATTTAGCAGGCTATGGGTAAATAGCTGTGTTGATGCAGATAACGACCTCTGCTTAGCACTGGAGGACTACGAGAATTATGTATCTGTATACCTCAGCCTTGAAGAGATTTCAATATTGCAAAAACATCTTGCTGAGGTCTTGAAAAAGCATGCGAGAGACTCTGTTAGTTAATATAAAAACTGATATTGAATGGCAACTTGCCTGTGAGGCTAGCAAGCACGCCGAACTTAATAAGCGGCTGAAGCTTGTTTACGAAGTTTTCGGAGGTGACATCACAATAATTGTGCAGAGCAATGCGCAGCAAACCACCATAAGGAGAGTCCAATGACTTTTAAATGTGCGCACTGCGAGGTTAGTGTCGAGTCACAGCCTTGGGCCAATACCAGTCTAGGTCTCTGCAGAGATTGTTACAGGGAATGGTACGAGTGTATAGACTGCGGCGATCGGGTATATGGCCCAAGTCAACTTGAAGATGCATTATCACTGCAACAGTGCAATGACTGTTTTCTGAGGCGAGTCTAATGATTTACAAATGCAGCGGCTGTGGTCAAATGGTGGATTCCCAAGAAGAGTTGGAAGGTGCGTTTGACGAAGAAGAATGTAATCAGTGCTACATGGAGAAGGATCAATGCGAAGAGTAGCCATAATTGACGGAGATATTATCTGTCATGATGCCGCAGACCTCCACTGGCGTAAGAAGGTCAGTCAGTGGGAGTTGCACGGCCTTAATATTGCGCCTCTCAAGGGGCTGGGCTATGTACCCGGCTATGATTACACAACAGACTTAGCTATGCAAGAAAAATGCTGGGCCACTTTTCTGGAAATGCTTGAGGCTGCAGTGGAGGCAAGTTATTGCACAGAGTACGTCATGGCGGTCAAAGATGGCAAGTCGTATCGAGACGTGATCTACCCTCAGTATAAGCTGAAACGCGGCAAGTACAATGTGCACAATCCTTTTGTGGAGTATCTTCGAAAGCGAGCTATAAAAGAAGATCTTGCGCTGGGTGCCACAGGCAAAGAGGCAGATGACTTAGTAAGGACATGGGCAACCGAGTGCAAAGAGCACGGAATTGAATTTGTGGTGGGCACTATTGACAAAGACTTGAGATGCATTGAAGGCACACATTACCATCTCAGTAAAAAAGAGCTCTCAAAAGTCAGTAAAGAAGAAGGCATGTGGCTTTACTACGCTCAGCTCCTTTCCGGTGACCCTACAGATCATATACCGGGGCTTCCTGGCATTGGACCTGTTAAAGCACAAAAGGCAATTGCAGGAACAGAGGAAGACTGTCAAGAGGCAGTGGTGGCAATGTACTTAGAAGCCTACGGAGATGATTGGGAAAGCCATTTGCTTTCTAATGGCAAAATGATCTACATTCAGGAGCACTGGAATGCACACTTTACTATTCGAGAATGGCCCATCGTTAAAGAGTTGCGTGGATAGAAACTTAATGATAGAACTCGATAAATGGGATTTTGAATGTTTTGCAATGGATGGTGAAGACGCAATCCGTGTACAATGTAAGCAAGGTAGTTGGGATGGGAGTTTTGATCCAAAGCTAATGCTACTTACTCCTGACTCCACTTTAGAGCCACTAAACATACATTCAGTAATCGTCAAAGAATAACCCTCCCAGATGAGTAGGTTGTCGGTTCCTCGACTGAGAGAACCCAATGAAACTTTCAGTACCAGATAACTACGTACCCTCCGCCTCAAAGTTCAACAACGGTCATTGGAAGTTTGACCAACAGATGGGCAAAGGGGCGGGCTTTGTTTACATAATCCGCGATAATTTAATGGAGAAATTTTACTTAGGCAAAAAATCTTTCAGAGTCAGCAGTGGCTATGAGACAAACTGGCGTAAGTACACGTCTTCCTCAAACATATTAAATAGCTTGCTGGAAGCAGGTGATAAATCAGACTTTGATTTCTTTTGTCTTGAGCAATACAGGATGACGGGTACTGTGAGCTACGCAGAGACATGGTCCTTGTGTCTAGTGGAGGCGCCTACAACAGATCGTTGGTATAACAAGCGCATTGAAAAAGTTGCATGGAATGTCAGCGAAAAATTATCTGAAAGGCATAAACGCAGACTGGATATAATCATCAACATGGGAGACCCCGATGCTTAAGTTCAAACGTTTTTTATTTGTAATCCTCACACTCATTGCCGCTGTGGGTTTAATTGCCAGCTGCATTTTGATGGGAATGGAAGCATTGGGGGTTGCTGAAGACAACGGCCTGTCCAACATTAAATTAATGCTATCTTCTTTAATATTAGGCTTTATTGCGAACACAATGAGGAAGTAATGGGCAAAATCGTCAAGCGAAATCAGCCCTGCTTGGCTTGTGACTCAACTGATGCACGTCAGATATATGAAGACGGCGGTTCAAAATGCTTCTCATGCGACAAAAGTTTTAAATCTGATGAAGCAGTCAAGCCAGCACCCAGAATGTACAGTCCTAAAAGGATAAATCCAGAAGAAATAAAAACATACGCAACAAGAGGCTTTGAAGCAAGAGCTATTACCAAAGCAGTCTGTGCTTTTTACAATGTGAGAGTTTCTTACAATTCAGACGGTAATATTGACACACATTACTACCCCTATGAAAAAGAAACACATTATAAAATCCGCAAACTCCCCAAAGAGTTTCAATGGACACCGTCTGGTTCCAAGTCCCTATTCGGTATGGAACACTTTAACGGCGGCGGCAAGCGTTTAATTATATGCGAAGGTGAATGCGACACTCTTGCAGTAGCCGAGGCATCCCACCAAAGATACAATAAGTTTTACCCAATAGTGGGTATTTCTTCTTCCGCAATGGCAGAGCACCTTGTAGAGCATCGCTCTTGGATTCGCTCTTTTCAAGAAGTTGTGATTTGTTTTGATGAAGACGACGCAGGCTTGAAAGCACAAAAAGAAGCTATAAGAATCATTGGTTACGATAAAGCGCGTGTCACAAAACTCCCGAAAAATGATGCAAATGACGTGCTTGTCGAAATGGGTGGCAAAGAGCTACTTCAATGTGTCTTTGACGCAACTACGTTTGTACCCTCCGGGATCATAAAGCGAACTGCTATATGGGAAGCAATTGTAGCAGCAAGTAAAGTTGTCTCAATTCCATTTCCGCCTTGTCTTGCCGGTCTCAACAGCAAGCTGAAGGGGATGAGAGGTGGAGAGATCACTCTCTTTATCTCCGGTACAGGTTCCGGTAAGAGTACAATAATGCGAGAAATAATCTTGCATGTTCTAGAGACATCTAAAGAAAAGATTGGCGTAATAAGCCTAGAGGAAGCCCCCGGTGAGACCGGTAAATCTCTTGCAAGCATGCAGTTGAAGCGTAATAAAGCCTCGGAAGAGATCTCTTTGGAAGATCTTGAAGTCGGCTTTAATGAAGTCTTTAAAGAAGATCGAATTGAGTTATTGGATCACCAGGGCTCAGCCAACGACGGCAGTATTGTGGATCGCATTGAGTACATGTGTCTAGTCGGCTGCAAAAAGATTTTCATTGACCACATCACAATACTTGTATCGGAGGGAGCTGAAAACTTACAAGGCAATGAGGCTCAAGATAAGATAATGAACGACTTGCTGCGTATTGTGAAGCGCTATCCTGACGTATGGATCGGTCTTGTGTCGCATCTACGCAAGACGCCTAACGACAAAAAGTCATTTGAAGAAGGCAGGTTACCGTCATTAGATGATATAAAAGGATCTGCGTCAATAAAGCAAATCTCATTTGACATAGTGGCCTTTGCAAGAAACATGACAGCCGAGTCAGAGACAGAAAGAAACACGATAGACATGGCAGTGCTGAAAGCCAGAACAATTGGCTTAACAGGCAGAGTTGCAGGTCTGCGATTTATTCCGTCAACAGGCCGAATGGCTGCAGTAGATTTTATTGAGGAAAAAGCAAGTGAAGAATCCTTCAACAAAACAGAAAAAGGAACTAAAATTGTCGCAGTCGACATCTTGTGAATGTAACACTACAGTAAGCTTGATGTCCCTTAATTTAAAGAAATGTGTAGACTGCGGCAAAGAGACGCCGTGGACATTAGACAAAGGGCAATCCTCACTTCTCATAAAAGGTTTAAAAGGATGATTAACAACTCAGATGATGTGTTTGAAATTATTGAGTACATCGCCGCAACGTCCAGTACAAAGGCTAAACAAGATATTATTGAAGCGTGCCTAGAAACCGAACTATTCAAAAAAGTAATCAAATTTGCTTGTGAACCACTTCTTAGGTTTGGTCTGTTAGACATGCCTGCCGTAACTTCAGGTTACAATACCTTGAATGATGAGTCTTGGCGAATCTTAGATTGTCTCGCCTCAGGTGAGGTTCGACGTTCCATTGATACAATTGATCTTGTTACTGACCACCTGGGGAGTCTAACAGCAGACTCTCAAGAGTTGTTTCGCCGAATCCTTAAGAAAGATTTACGGGCAGGCTTTGGTACAGCAATCATAAACAAAGCTTCAAAGAAGGTTAATGGCTCTGCCTTGATCACTGACTTTCCTTACATGCGGTGCTCATTACCCAAGCATGTGAATCTCGAAGAATGGCCCTGGGCCTCAGGCATTGACAGTGAAGTGAAACTCGACGGTATGTTTGCCAGCCTGTCTGTAGTGGGCAGCGGAGGACAGATGCACACACGCAAGGGTCAGCTATTTGATCTTGGCTTGGCGTCTTGGGAGGGTCTGAATAAAGACATTCGATTGTTGCCTCCCGGTTTCCGCTTTTCCGGCGAGCTGATTGTTGTCAGAAACGGGCAAACAATGAAGCGTCAAACCGGTAACGGTTTCATCAATGCACTGTTAAACGGCAATGACACGTTGCCTGATGATTGCCACGTTGCGTACACAGTGTGGGATATGGTGCCTCTACAAGCCGCCGCAGATAATTTCTATGACCGCACAAGAGCCCAACGTAAAGCCGCACTGCTGAGCATCTTATCTTTCCAAGATTTCAGTGACATAAGCTTTGTGGAGACACGGCAAGTCTTCAGCTTGGAAGAAGCACAAGCACATGCGCAAGAAGTTATGGATTCGGGCGGTGAAGGTACTGTATTGAAACATCCCAATGGCCTATGGAAAAAGACAACTTCGAAGCATGAGATCAAGATTAAAGCTGAACACACTGCAGATCTTCGGATGTTGTCGTTGACGCCGGGTACGGGCAAGAATGAAGCTACATTCGGCTCAATCACCTGCGCAACAGACGATGGGAATGTCATTGTAGATGTTTCAGGCTACACCGACGAGCTGAGAAAAGACATCTATGAGAACTGGGAGAATGTTTACGAAGGTCGCTTGATGGAGCTGACCTTCAATGACTTGCTCAGCAAAAGAAACAGAGAGACGTTCTC